TACTTCGTGATGCAGCCGATGAAGTAGCCCGGACCGAACAGCCGGTAGATGCGGTCCCAGTGCTGCTCGCCCCCCTTGCGGTAGTGGTCCCCGCCGACTTGGTAGTCGTTGGCGCCCGACCGCTTCGGGGGGTCAATTGAAGAACTCATCGTACAATTCCTTCGCTTCGGTGGTGGGGAAGCCCTTGCGGGCGAGGATCTCATGGCCGACGAGGAGCATGTCCTCGGCAGCCACGAGGTGACGGTGGACCGAGCACCAGAGGACCAACTCGAAGGTGTCGGCCCACTCGAGGATGCGGGCCTCTTGGGGGGTCAGCTTGTAGTCGATCCCGTGCGTCTCATTGAACGACTGCTCGATCTGGTCGAGGACCTTGCCCAACTGGGGATAGTCCCACTTGGCCGGGGCGGGGATGTCCCCCGTCTCCGCCTCGGCCATGTCGTGCGTCATGGCCGCCATGATGAGGTTCTGCGGAATCGGGCGGTCCTTGGGGTAGCACCGGCAGACGATCATGGCGACCCCCCAGGAGTGCGCCGCCACGGACTGCGGGGTCACGTCACTGGTGTGGTACCGCTGGATGCGGCCCGCGTCGTACAGCATCTTGAAGTTCTTCATTTCTTCGATTCCTCCAACCACTTTTTCGTGGTAGTATAAAGTCTGTGGGCTTCGCCTTTCGGCACATCTTCCTCTGCGTACAACCAGAGCCGGGTGACCGCTCTGTTGAATTCCTCCAAGGGCGTTTCCTTCCGCTCCTTCTCGTGTTTGGCCAAGAATGCCTTGTAGGCGAGGATGGCCACGAAGACCACCATGCCGACGATCAGCAGGTCGGTGATCAAGGAGCTACCGAATCGGGCCACGAGGTACCAAATCACGGCCTCCTTGGTATCGCCGGCCAAGCCTTTGACGGCCTCGATGATCAGTTTCAGTTCTTCTATGTTCACGGTTTCAGCCTTTCACTCTTTTCGTCAACCACAGTTCACAGGCCTCCCGCACCGCGTGGTCAGCAATGCGGGGGAGTTGGTGGAGCACGCCGCCCGCACCGATCAGCTTGTACTGGTTCCAGATGTCGAGCATCGGGTTCAGTACTTGGGGGATGTAGGGGGTGGAGTAGCTCCGAGTCGGGTCGTGAACCCAGTTCGTGAAGTTCCTCAGGTCCTCCTCCCAAGTCAGCGGGCTCGTCAGGTTGCAGTGGATCCACTCCTGCGGTATCCACCCCCGCTGGCAGGGGTACCCCGTGTAATCGTTGGGGGGCTTCCCCATCAGGTCGAAGTGCCGCTCGTACACGTGGAAGTCGTTGCTGATCTGACGGTACGCCCCCACCGGCCAACCGAGCGCGTTGGCGATGAACTCCTGTAGGAACGAGAAGTGGACGGCGTTGGCCCCGTAGCACCCCCAGACGGCATCGTTGGACCGGCAACAGACCGTCATGTCGAGGGCGCCGATTTTGTTGGAGAAGTAGATGACCGTGTTGCATGGGATGTCCTTCGGCACCCATTCCTTGGTCTCTTGGTCGTGCTGCGGATCGTACATGTTGAGGACCCCCCGGCGAGAGTTGGGGAGCCGACTCAGATGCTCGATGAGCCAGAGCAGTTGGTCGTCACCGCCGAAGTGGTGCCGCCAACGGTACCCGTAGGCGCCGTGGAACACCTGGCCGTCATCGCTGAACTGTGCGATGTTCGAGTTGAACCGCTGGATCCACTCCACGTCGTTGCGACCGGCCAACATCCAGACCGCCTCGAAGATGTGGAAGAACGGGTTGGCGTCCCGCTTGGGGTTCAGCAGCATCCGCTCGGTGGGATTGCTGTACTCCGTGATGACCGGGAAGGGGGCCCTCATCACCTTCCCGTTACGGGAGTCGCCCTCCACCCCGATCATGGGGAGGCGCCAGAGGGCTTCGGCGAATGCGTCGTTGACGTTACGCGCTCTGATGATCAGCATTGAACTTCTCCAGATGCTTGTTGAGTTCTGCCTTGATGCGGCGGGCGTCTTCCCCGCGCCATTGGGCGGCGTTGGTGAGAAACCTGACGACGATCATGTCGCCGTACTCCAGCCCGTACATGTCCCCGGGGGACCGCAGACTCAGAAGGGCCTCCAGGTACGGGCCGGCGAACCGGCGCACGTTCGGGGAGGGGGGATGGGTCCGCCAGAGGGTGTAAACCTCGGCGGCGATCTTGTTGAGGGGGCGCAGGGTAGTCACGTCGGTCACGGGAATCTCCGTAGTGGGGGAGCCCTATTATACCCGGGCCCCGGTTGTTCAGGAGGGGGAATAGCTGTTCTTCAGCCGCTCCCCGAAGTGCTTAGCCCGGATGTACTTCGACAACTCGCAGAGGCAGTTCTGCGTGTTCTGGGCACAGAGTCGGAGGTCCATCCGATCCCAGAGGACCTGCTGGACCTGGTTGACCTCCTGGATGAACTGTTGGGGGGCGATGGAGGTTGTCCTCGGACGGTCCATCAGGAAGTTCAGCCCCATCGTGGACCCCGGCCCCGGAGCGCACCACGACCACCAGTCCTTGGTATCCTCCAGGTGGGGGGTATTCTTGAGATCGGCCACGATCTGGGCCGCCAAGAACGAGCCGATGCCGGGGACCATCAGATGGGCGTGGGCCGCCTCCAGGGTATGGAAGGTGGGGAAGTTCTTGGTCCGCTCCCAGGCGCCGTCCAGGACCCGGGCGATGATGACCTCCTTGGTCTCCCCGCCCTTGCTGTAGCCCCCCGTCACCATGTAGGCCCCCGTCCAGGACTTGAGCCCCCGGACCCGCCGATCAGCGAACGTGTCGAGGAACTGTTGGCGGTACTCCGGGGTCCAGCCGTCGTGGGGGAAGCCCATCTGCTCCAGCGTGTCGGGCCAGTTCACCATGCGGGCGAGGGCCAGGGCGAATGGGGCTGACGCCAAGGGCCCCGTCGTGAGCCAATTGGAGATCCACATGGTGACCTTGTCGTCCTCCCGGTGGACGTTACAGAACCTGTTGTTGGCAATGATCGGGTCGGAGGTCCAGGGCAGGGGGTGGCCCATCGACCTCTTGAGCCGGATCGTATCCCGCTCCTTGACCCAATGAAGTAAGTCGTTGACGTATTGCTCGTTCACGTTTGTTCTTCCTGTAGAGTTTGGCCTTCTCGGCCGGGGTCATCTTGGGCATCTTCGCATCTTTGGCCCCGGGGTTCCATTGATACAAGGTGATGCTCGGACTGTTCTGGGAATTGCGGTCGTAGCCTGCGATATGGACCAATTTCCGCTTCTTGAACTCCCTCAAGTAGTCCCTCACCGTGGCCAGGGAGAGCCCACTGGCCGCGCTCAGTTCCTTGACGCTGGAGGCTCCCGCGTGTAGCTCGGCCAGGAGGTAGCCTATGGTCACGGCGGAGGCCCTGATCTTGGGCTTCCCCCGGGCCGAGCCGGTGAGGAGATTGGGGCTCACTTCAGGAGGTCGATCAGCTGGGGGGCCAGGGGAAGGTCATGGCGCAGATCGGCGACGGTGTGGCGGAAGCCCATCTGGGCCCCGTTCCTGAGCTTCATCCGAAGGAGGTTGATCGTGTTCCACTTGTCGATGGTCAGCTGAGGATTGAACTTGTTGTTCCTCCCTGACGTCTTCCGCCGCTCCACGACCCGCTCCAGGCAGAGTTCGATGGGGGTGTCCAGGAAAGCGTAGATGTAGTCCCCCCCGTACTTGCGGGAGTGGAGCCCCATCGAGCCGTAGTAGGTGGACTGGAGCAGGCCCTCGAAGATGATATTCCCCAGCTGGGAGTACTTGTCGAGGAGTCCCATCACTTCCTGGGCCGTCCCGACGGTGTCCATCCCGCCGCAGGTGTTCTCGTAGCTCCCCAGGACGTAGGTGAAGTACCCGCAGGAGTAGGCTTCGGGCTTGAGGTCAGACCCGTGGACTGGGACCACCGGACGGGACGCCTCCATGAATTGGCGTACGGCCGTGGTCTTGCCCGCACCCGAGCATCCGTGAATCTTGATGATCTTGCTCACGCTTCATCCTTAGCTTGTGATTGAGGCACTTGACCTCGTTGATGGCGTCCCACCAGATTCTGGCCGGGACCGGGTTGACGGAGGAAGTGACGTGCCACCTCCCCCGCTTGAAGTAGAACTTGATCACGACATTCGTTCCATCAGGAAATAGGACGCCCCACCCCCGCGCTGATGACGGATCATTCGGTAGTTGAATTGCTCCATCATGTACTTGTCGAAGTACTCATGATAGTTGTTCTTGGTCGGCTTGTCGTGAAAGTACTCCATATACGCTGGACGATGATTCTCCAGATGGCACCAGTACGAGCCTACGTCGGCAATGTACCAGTACTTGGGCCTATCGTTGGCGATGGAGGAGAGCAGCTTGGCCCTCTTGGGTTCGCGCCACATCTTCGGCAGGGTATTGGTGGGGAACTCGCAGATGACCAGATCGTATCCTGCGTAACTTCTCTGGTCGTACATGTCACCCAAGATGAACTCGGCCCCGGAGTCCTTCAGAAATGCGACCTCGCAGGATTTGTCCAGTTCCACACAGGTCCAACTGAGAGGGCGAAGGCTATGGGAGAGCACGGATGCGATCAGCCCGATACCCCCGCATAGCTCCATCACCTTCATGTTGGTCGGGAGGTCCATCAACAAGCGTATGACGCAGTTGAGGTAATCCTCCGTTTGACGGGGATGGGCCATACAGTAGTACAGGGGATGGCCCCCATCCAGCAACTTGGGATCCGCACGTAGATCTGCCGGCAAGGATAGGTACTTGGGCCCCGTGAGTAGGCTAAGAGTGACTTCGGTTCTCATTGCCACTCTACCATGCTCTGGGCGAAGGTGGGCTCGAACCACTCGCCGTCGGGTAGGCTGTCAGGGGCCGACTCCAGGACGGAGAGCATCTGCTTGATCCCGTGCTGGACCGGCTGGGCGGCCTTCGTACCGAACCGCTTGAGGTACTCATCACACATGTCCTGGGCGTAGTAGTACATCCAGCTGTAGTTCTCGAAGTTGGCCATCGCCCACTTCGTCCAGGGGTGGTCGGGGTAGTTGGGGCCGAACACGTTCACGCCGGCCAGCTGGTAGTGATCGGGCATGTCCTTCTTCAACGCGGTCGGCTCGAGTTGATGCCAGACCGATGACAAGTGATGGGCCGCCCGAATGGGACCCACGATCACCCAGTCATCGGACAGGGTCTTGACGAGTTCCGCCGTGTCGCGGCCGGGGTAGATGAGGTCGAGAGGATGGGCCATAGAAGTCTCCTAGTGGGAACCCGTATTCTACTACGGGTCGAGGTTGAACGCTTTGGATTTAAGTGCGTCGTTCAGCTTGTTCTGTGTAGCGTCCTTGT